CTCCAAGAACGTGGTCCGTGGTGGACAGGACATTTTGCTACTAGCTGGAAAATAAGTGAAACTCCAGTACAGCCAGTTAAAAAATCAAGAAAAAGAGAGGAGATAGATAAAGGAAACGTACGAGGATATGATGCTCCATTACATTGGCTAGATGAGGATGAAGCTGGAGTTGGTACAGGAAGCGTTTACGATCAAATAAGAACTAATCGTGTGCTACCCAACAGGAAAAGAGCTAAAAAAGTTCCATTGGAAAAGCCACTATATGTAGGTAATGAAGCTGAATACGCTGGATTTGCAGTTAATAATCCAGGGGCTACTGCACCAGTTGGTGATCCAGATGGAGTAACTTATGATAGGCACGCACAAATAGTAGACAACATAACACCTCCTAGTGGAAGCCCTGATTGGTACAAAATATATTTGCAAAATCAACAATTTAATGAAGCAATATTACTCGGACTTAGCGAAACTTTCAAAGGTAAACATACTCCTGTCGAATAATCAGCGATAAGTTATACTACAAGAATAGATACAATTTTTTATGGCAACAGTAAGAGCAATCGACAAACTAAAGCAAGCCTTTAGTGTCGAAGAACGCAGTAGCTACTCCATTTTTAAGGGAGAAGAACTAATCCTAAAGATATTTTGGTCGCCTCTTACAATAGCTGATAGAGATACGATAAACAGTACACTAATAGCTATGAACAAAGGTCAGGAAGAAGGAAGTCTTGACTTTGCACTACAGGTTATTGTCACAAAAGCCGAAGATGAATCAGGTGTAAAGATGTTTACATCAGGAGATTTACCAGCACTAAGAAGAGAAATACCTCTATCTGTCCTACTGGACATAATGACTAAGATGCAGGGAGTGGGCGAGGGGGAAAGCCCCGATGCCGTAAAAAGCTAAACTAAAAGAAGATAATTTTACATATTTACAGTTTTTTATTGCAGAAAAACTAGGTTACACCCACAGAGAAGTTCGAGAAAAAATGTCGGTTCAAGAACTGTATGCTTGGAACGCTTACTTTGAACTGAAATCTGAAAGAGAAGAAGAAGCCTACGAAAAAGCAAAAAGACAAGCCCAAGTTCGTAAAGTACGCTAAACTTTTAATATCTGACTCAAATTTGCGGTGGCTGCGTCAAATTACAGCGTAAATATAAAACTAAATACTACAGCAGCTAAGAATGACTTACAGAAACTAGAAGCACGAATAAATAAGCTACGCAAAAATCTAAACGAACCACTAAGAATAGATACAAGAGTATCAAAAATACAAGAAAAGATAACCAAAAGCAAAGATGCTCAAAAAGCATCAATGATCGAAACTAGAAGATTAGGAGATCAAGTACAGAAATTAGCTGATAAAGGACTGAAAGTAGACAAAGCACGGGCAGCTATAAAGAAAGCAGCAGCATTAGATTCTAAAAATCAATTAAAAGCAGCAGCAAGTCAAAGAAAGATAGCTCAAGATGAACTAAAAATACAAACTGATATAACTGAACAGATAGCAAAAAGAAGTCAGTTGATTGCTTCGGGTAAGTTTGCAGGAGGAAGAAACTTTGGTCAAATTGGTGGATCTATAGGACCAGCTTTACCGCCAGGTGCAGGAGGAGCAGCAGGAGGTGGGAGAAGAGGATTTGATTTTCAGAGTGCGTTAATAAGTGGTGGCTTCCCTCTATTATTTGGTCAAGGTCCATTTGTTGGTGCTGCTGGTGCATTAGGTGGCGGTATCGGTGGAATGTTCGGACAGATGGGTGGCTTTGCAGGAGGTATCGCAGCAACTACAGTAGCTACAACAATCCAAGCATTTACAGTAGAAACAGGAAAACTTGGAGCAGCTTTAAATGATGCAACAAAAGATGTAGAAGCAGTATCAGCAGCGTTAGGAATCACTGGAACGGAATTTGAAAAGAATCTCAGAACTCTGCAAAAACTAGGTGGCGAAGAAGCAGCGTTTGAAGCAGCCAGACAAAAAATGATTAACCTTGTAGGTAAAGATGGGGTAGATGCTCTACAAAAATTTGGTAAAGGAGTGACTGATATAGGAAATGAGTTTACTAAATCTATGACTCTTATGAGATCATCATTAGCTGAATTTATAGGAAGTCTCGGTATTTTTCAACGCATTACACAGCAACTTACTAATTTAAATCTCAGGGCACAAGCTGGTAGATCAGACGATCCAAAGGTAAAGGGTTTACTACAAGAACTTAAAGTAGCAGAGGGTTTTGCTGCTTCCGAACTTAGGTTAGGAATGAAGCCGGGTACTTTAAATAAAGGTAGACCCGTAGAAGAAATATCGAAAGAATTACTAGATTTACAGAAGAGTATAAATTTAGAGAACGAAAGAAAAGCTATTAATCAGATACTAGGAAAAACTCAAGAACAGAGAGTTAAGAAAATAAATGAGGAAATAGCATTATTAGAAAGAAGTTTTGAAATGTCATCATCTGAGTTTGAAATTGAAAAACAAATAGCACAGATGAAAGAGGATGGAGGAGTACAGGATGAAAATGAACTACGAACTAAACTTAAAAAATTACAGCTACTAGAAAAAGAAAGACAGTTAGCTGATGAGACAGCAGCAGCTTTTGAAAGAATGTCTCAATCAATAGCAACTGACATATCACAGGGAATCCAAGGTTTAATCCGTGGAACGTCAACACTAAACGATATGCTCAACAATGTATTGAATAAACTGATAGATGCTGCATTTAACATGGCTTTCTTTGGAAATATGCAGGGCACACTAGGAGGTGGAGGATTATTCGGTTCAATACTTGGTGGACTTGGAGGATTATTCGGTAGCGGTGGAGGTAGTGCAGTTGCAGCTTTAACTCCCGAACAACAGGTATCACGTTTTACTTTTATGAAAGCAAATGGAGGTTCTGTTAGAGCAGGAAATGATTATATTGTTGGAGAACGTGGACCTGAGTTATTTAGTCCAGGTGTATCTGGAATGATTACACCAAATCATGCTCTCGGTGGATCAACAAACATAGTTGTAAACGTAGATGCTTCTGGATCTAATGTAGAGGGGGATGAAGAAGAAGGAAGGCAGTTGGGCATTGCATTGTCAGCAGCGATAGAATCAGAATTAATTAAGCAAAAACGACCTGGAGGTTTACTTGCATAATGGCTACTTTTCCATCAATCACACCAACATATGGACAGCAAAAAAGATCCGCACCAAATACTAGAACAGTTCGTTTCGCTGACGGTTATGAACACAGAATATTATTTGGACTTGCTGCTCACCAAAATCCAAAAATATATAATTTTACTTTCAACGTATCGGAAACAGATGCGGATACCATAGAAGGATTCCTAGACAGCAGAGCAAATGACAGTGCCAGTTTCACTTTTACTCCACCAGGAGAAGGTTTTACCAAAACAGGAACTTACTCTCAATCAGGAACTACAGTAACAATTACAATTTCAAGTCATGGTGTAGCGGTAGGAGATGAACTTACTATTGATTACACAACTGGATCGGCAACTGATGGTACATTTCTTGTCGCTTCGGTTACTGATTCAAATGTCTTTACTGTTACTGCTGCTGCCAGTGCTACCAATAGTGGGAATGTTTCGATTACTTTATCTGGTGCTGGTCAATATGTTTGCGAAAGTTGGTCAAAATCTATACCATATAACAATAGAGCAACAATTCAAGCAACATTTAGAGAGGTGTTTGAACCATGAGCAGTTCTGCTATTGTCAGCAATCTTCAAAGTATAAACCCATCATCAGTAATAGAGTTGTTTGTACTTACTCTTACCGAAGGTCTTAACTATGCCAAAGACAATCCAGACAATGTTACCACTACATATAGATTTCATGCTGGCTCATCTTTGAAAGATAATGGAGAAGTAGTCTGGGCAGGAAACACATACCAAAGATTTCCTGTAAAAGCCGAAGGTTTTGCCTTTACCAAAGGACAGTTACCTCGCCCCACTTTGACAGTAAGCAATGCTTTGGGAACAATTACATCTATCTTACTTACAGTAAATGCCACAACCACTGGAAATGATCTTACTGGTGCAACTGTTACTCGTATCAGAACTTTGGCAAGATTTATAGATGCTGTAAATTTTCCTGGGGACATAAATCCTTATGGAACACCAGATGCTACAGCAGAGTTTCCGCAAGAAATATACAAAATAGACAGAAAATCAGCAGAAAATAGAGAGGTTGTTCAGTTTGAGTTAGCAGCAGTTTTTGATCTTGCTGGTATTCGTGCTCCTAACAGACAATGCACTAGAACAGAATTTCCCTCAGTAGGCACGGTTGCAGGATGAATTGGAAAGACGCTGCACTTAATCATGCTGAGACAGAGGATCCAAGGGAATCTGTTGGGCTTTTACTAAATATTCGAGGCAAAGAAAGATACTACCCCTGCCGTAATCTATCAATGACAGCACATCAATGTTTTATTCTCGATCCAGAAGATTATGTAAAGGCAGATAACTTAGGAGACATAGTTGCAGTTGTACACAGTCACCCATCAACTCCAGCTATAGCTAGTCAGGCAGATAAAGTTAGTTGTGAGCAAAGCGGACTACCTTGGCACATAGTCAATCCAAAAACAAAACAATGGGGATATTACGAGCCACAGGGATACGAAGCACCTTTGCTAGGCAGACAATGGGTATGGGGTGTAACAGACTGCTGGTCTTTGGTTCGTGATTATTACAAACAAGAAAAGGGAATAAAGTTGAAAGATTACGAAAGACCTATCACTCCAGAAGAGTTTATGAAAGATCCTTTATTTGAAAGTTATGCTTGGAGAACAGGATTTAGAGAACTTAGACCAGATGAAAAATTACAAGCTGGAGATGTGTTGCTGATGAGTATTTTAGATTCAACTTTAAATCATGTAGCTATTTTTCTTGGAGATGAGGTATTACATCATTTAACCGATAGACTATCTTGTAGAGAGCCGTATTCTCCTTGGTTGTTAAAATGTACAGGAAAGAGGTATCGTTATGCTTCGTAAAATAAAATTATATGGAGAGCTTGCAAAGTTTGTAGGACATAAAGAATTTGAGATAAAAGCAGACACATTAGCTCATGCAATGAGTTTTTTAGTAAATAATTTCCCTGGAATCGAGCAGCACATGAATAATAAATACTACAAGTTGAAGGTTGGTGATTACGAGTTAGATAAAACTGAACTAGGAGATCCGATAGGACAACAGGATATACATTTAATTCCTGTAATTACGGGTGCTGGTAGAGGATTAGGGAAGGTATTGTTAGGTGCTGTACTGATCGGATTTGCAATAGTAAACCCTGCTGTAGGTTTTGGACTTGGACCAGGTGGTTTAGGAGCAGGATTTGCAACTGCATCTGGAGCGTTCAGTTTTGCTGCACTTGCTGGAAATATAGGTATAGCTTTAGTGTTAACTGGAGTATCGGAAATGCTCACTCCTCTCCCTAAACGAAGTGACTTTGATTCAGAAGAAGATCCTAGATTATCTTTTAATTTTAATGGACTACAAAATACATCAAGGGCTGGTACACCTGTACCAATAGTATATGGGGAAATATTCACTGGCTCAGTCGTTATCAGTGCTTCTGTAGATACTGAGCAAGTACAAGCATGACAAACATTAAACGTATTATTAGAGGTTCTAAAGGTGGAAATCCACCACCTCCAAAGCCTACCAGAGAACCCGATACTCTACACAGTAGACAATATGCAACTTTTCTCGATCTAATATCAGAAGGAGAGATAGAAGGTTTTGCTACTGCTTCAAAAGAAGGTAGAACAAAAGGTACAACTGCATATAACAATGCTGCACTTAAAGATGTATTTTTAAATGACACTCCTGTTATCAGAGCTTCAGCCGATTCTACTAATATTCAAGATGTAGATAGAAATTTTCAAAATGTAACCTTTACTCCTCGTTTTGGAATCGACAGCCAATCTCCTATACCAAATATAGATAGCAGTGTATCTACAACAAGTGTTGGTGTCACAGTAACTAAAGATGTTCCTGTAACAAGACAAATAACTAATACGAATGTTGATAAGGTAAGAGTAACTATTAGTTTTCCTCAACTACAAAGAGCAACTGATGATGGAGATTTACTTGGTGCTACAGTTGAGTTTAAAATATCTGTTCAATATAATTCTGGAGGTTTTACAGATGTAATCACACCTGATAATGGTGGGAAAGTATCGGGTCGAAGTGGCGATGCCTACCAAAGAGATTACGGAATACAATTAACAGGTGCATTTCCTGTAGATATTAGAGTTAGTAGAGTTACAAATGATGCAACAGATACTAATGTTCAAGATACTTTTCAATGGACAAGTTTTGGTGAAATAGTCGAAGAATCTCGTGCTTATAACGACAGTGCTTACACTGCATTACGCTTGGATTCGATGCAGTTCAGTTCTATTCCAGATAGAAAGTTTAGAATTAGAGGTATAAAAGTAAGAATTCCAGGAGCAGGAGCATCTGGCTCTGGTACTCCTACTGTGGTTACTAATCAGGAGCAAGCAACTGCATTAGGACTTGGAACTTGTAGCAGTTTTGGATTTATACATTATCCAGAAAATTATATCTTTAATGGAGTAATGGGAGCAGCCCAATGGTGTAGCGATCCAGCGATGATTCTTCTTGATCTTTTAACTAATGAAAGGTATGGGTTCGGTGTTCATATCACAGACAGTTCTTTAGATTTATTTAGTTTCGTTACCGCTAGTAGATTCTCAACAGGCAATAAAGGTGGTAGCGAACTGATAGATGATGGTCTTGGTGGAAAAGAACCTAGATTTAGTTGCAATGTAAATATACAAAATTCAAGAGAGGCATTTGAACTGATAAATGAATTAGCTGGTGTGATGAGATGTATGCCAATATGGTCTGCTGGTTCAATAACAATTACACAAGACAAGCCTACCGATCCAAGTTATTTATTTAACTTATCTAATGTAGGAGAAGCTGGATTTAGTTATGCAGGAAGTAGTCTTAAAACAAGACACAGTGTTGTATCTGTGTCTTACTTCAACATGGATAGCCAGCAAATAGATTTTGAAGTATACGAAGATACAGATTTAATAGCGAAGATAGGTACAGTTGTCAAAAAGGTACAGGCATTTGGTTGTACTTCCAGAGGACAAGCGAAAAGATTAGCAAAAGCTATTGTTTTTGGGGAAAATAATGAATCTGAGGTAGTTACATTTACAACATCTATAGATTCTGGAGTAATTGTTCGCCCCGGTGCTGTGATAGAAATACAAGATCCAGTGAGAGCAGGAGTTAGAAGAGGAGGAAGATTGAAAAGCGTTACTTCCACAACTGTTGTTACTGTCGATGATACTGCTGCAACAGATTTTGCGGTAGATGCAAATGGAAACCCTGTAGGGGATGCAACTCTAAGTGTGCTTTTACCCGATGGAACGGCTGAAAGTAGGACAATCTCATCTGTATCAAATGGGACTATAACTGTTACATCTGCTTTTTCTCAAACTCCTAATGTAAATACGATTTGGCTTATATCAAACGCAACTGTTAGCTCTCAATTATTCAGAGTGGTAACAGTAGAAGAGCAGGATGGAATAAATTATGCAATTACAGCTTTATCTTATGTCGAAGGTAAGTACGCTTTTATTGAAGATGGTGATCCATTACCAGCTAGAGTTGTTTCTAAATTAAATGAGCCAGCTAACCCTCCTTCTAATGTCACTGCTGTTGAAAGAATATTTCCTATTAATAATCAAGCTGTATCAAAAATTATTATTAGTTGGCAGCCTATAGTTGGTGTTACTGAATATCAGGTTAACTATAGATTTGAAAATGACAACTTCATTAGTGAAAGAGTAGCAAGACCTGATTTTGAAATAGTGAACAGTAGAAAAGGAACTTATACGATTCAAATATTTTCTTATAATGTTCAAAATGTAATTTCAGCTAGTTCAAGTAATTTAACTTTTGAAGCTGTTGGTAAAACAGCACTACCACAGGATGTTACGGGATTACTTGTTGAACCAGTTTCAGATCAATTTATAAGATTACGTTTTGATAAAGCTACAGATATTGATGTTACGCATGGAGGCAACGTAGTTGTTCGACACAGTAATTTAACAGACGGTTCAGCTACCTTTACTAATTCAGTTCCGATTATCCCTGCTCTGCCAGGTAACGTATCAGAAACATTGGTCCCTGCTGTAGATGGAGAATATATTCTTAAATTCCGTGATGACGGTGGTAGACTAAGTTCTGGAGAAACTTCTGTAGTAGTTGTTGCTCCTGACCCCCAGCCAAAACTAGCTGTTTTTGTTGATCGGGAGGACACTGATTCTCCTCCTTTTGCTGGCACAAAAGTAGATTGTTTCTTTAGTGATGATGTAAATGGCCTTGTTCTTGGTTCACTTGCAACACTTGATGATGAAGCAGATTTTGATGCTATAGCAGATTTTGATTTTATTGGTGCTGTTGATATTACTGGCGGTTCTTATGAATTTGCAAATACTTTAGATTTAGGAACTAAACAACCTCTACGTTTAAAACGGCATTTTGTTACACAGGGTTTTTATCCAAATGATCTAATTGATAAAAGAACTGCAAATATTGACACTTGGACAGATTTTGATGGTGCTACTGCCTTTGATGTTGACGCAAAACTTTTAGTTGCTACCACTGACTCCGATCCAGATGCAACATCTTCTGGAACGTATGCTCAATCTGGAACAACTATAACTGTGACTAAAAGTAGCCACGGATTTGCAGTAGGAAGTTTTGTAGTTCTTACTTTTACTTCTGGTAGTGGAGTTAGTGATAATTATGAAATAAAAACTAAAGACACTAATACTTTTACAGTTACAGCAGCATCTAGTCAGACCACAAGTGGAAACGTCACTATTGGTGCAGAATTTTCTAAGTTTAATACATTTGCAAATGGAACATTTATTGCAAGAGGATTTAAGTTTAGATGTGAAATGGACTCAGACGATCCAGCGCAAAGTATTGAGATAGATCAATTAGGTTATACAGCAGAACTTGATAGAAGAGTTGAAACTGTGAATACTGCAATAGCTTCTACAACTTCAACTAAATCTGTGACTTTTGCCCAATCCTTTTTCACAGGATCTAGTGGAACCAGTGTATCTGCTGGTTCTGCTCTGCCAACCATAGGGATTACTATTGAAAATATGACGGCTGGAGATGAATTTTTCTTATCTAATATTTCTGGAACGGGATTTGATATAGATATTAGAAATGGTGGCAGTAATGTTAATAGAAATTTCAAATATACTGCCATTGGGTTTGGGCGTGGTAGTTAGTATTGAATTAAGATATACTTAAGTAAAAAATTGGTTTAGGCAATGTCACAAGTCGCTACAGGTGGAAATTATGATGTAGACAACTCTACGGGGGCCAACGTCAGAATTGATATAAATGAAATATTTGATGCGATATTAACAATGAATAGTGGGGCATCTGAACCCGCATATAGAAAAGCATATACATTTTGGGCAGATACAGGAAATAATTTATTAAAAATGCGTAATTCAGCAAATGATGGCTGGATTGACCTAAGAACGCTTAGTGGTGGTGTAACTTCAACTGCTGATGCAACAATTAATTCTCTTACTGTAGGTAAAGGTGCAAACTCTGTTGCTGGTAACACTGTTCTTGGGGAAAGTGCTTTAGATGCTTCTGTTTCTGGTGGAGATAACACTGCTATTGGTAAAGATGCTCTTACGGCTTTAACTTCTGGACAAGAAAATACAGCCGTTGGGTCTGGTTCTTTAGATGCAAGTACCACAGGTAATGAAAACACAGCCATAGGTCAAGGTGCTTTGGGTAGAAATACCACAGGATCGAATAACACTGCTATTGGAAGACACGCATTAGAAGATGTCACTACTCAAAGTAATAATACTGCGGTTGGTACTGATGCAATGATTGAAAATACTGCTGACAATAATGTTGCAGTAGGTAGATCAGCCATGAGAGTTAACACAACTGGAACTCGAAACTTAGCCGTAGGAACATATGCTTTAGATGCCAATACGACTTCAAACGATAATACAGGAATTGGATTTGAGTCATTAACTGCAAACACTACTGGACTTCAAAACACTGCTGCTGGTAGTAAATCATTATCTAGCAACAATACAGGAAGTAATAATACTGCTTTAGGATTTTTTGCTATGAACACAAACACAACAGGCAGTAACAACGTGGCGGTAGGTAAATCTGCATTAGATAGTAACACTACAGCATCAAACAATATTGCTGTAGGTCAAGCTGCTTTAGGATCAAACACAACTGGAGATTCTAATGTTGCTATTGGTGCAAATGCTTTAGATGCAAATACTACGGCAAGCAACAATACAGCAGTTGGATTAGGTTCTTTAGGAAGTAATACTACAGGGACATCAAATAGTGCATTAGGTTATGGCTCTTTAGGAGGAAACACCACAGCAAACAACAATACAGCTCTAGGTTATTTAGCTTTAAATGCAAACACAACTGGAGCAAATAACGTGGCTATAGGTGGAAATGCCTTAGATGCTAACACTACAGCTAATGACAATTCTGCTTTAGGTCAAGGTGCTTTAGGAGCAAATACTACAGGCACACAAAATACTGCATTAGGCAGAGGGGTTTTAAATGCAAATACCACTGCAGATCAAAATACAGGAGTAGGTTATTTTGCTTTAGTATCAAACACAACTGGAACTAGAAATACTGCAACAGGAGCTTTAAGTTTAGATTTAAATTCAACTGGAAATGATAATACAGCAGATGGTCATGGATCATTAAGCAACAACACAACTGGCGCTAATAACACAGCAATAGGAAGAGGAGCTTTAAATGCTAATAGTACAGCAAATAATAATACCGCAGTGGGCTATTTTGCTTTGGTCAATAACACAACTGGAAATGAAGCTGTGGCAGTTGGAGCTACTGCTTTAGATGCTCAAACAACTGCTCAATATAATACGGCTGTTGGTTTCAAAGCATTAAGTACTGTAACGACAGGTGAGAGAAACACTGCTGTTGGTCGTTCTGCTTTAAATTTAAATACAGGCAGTAAAAATACAGCAGTTGGAATGAACTGCATAGAATCAAATACTAGCGGAGAGCAAAATACAGCCATTGGAACAAGAGCTTTAGTAAACAACACAACTGCTAACAATAACTGCGCAGTAGGTAATGATGCTTTATATGCAAACACAACTGGAACACAAAATAATGCAGTAGGCTCTGCTGCTTTAGATGCCTGTACAACAGGTGAAAGAAACCAAGCTATGGGTTATAACGCTTTAGGAGCTTTAACAAGTGGAATTAGAAACGTTTCCATTGGAAATGACTCAATGGTTACTCTTACAACAGGCAATAAAAATGTAGCCGTAGGTGAACAAACTTTATATAATTCAACAGCAGATGACTGTGTTGCCATCGGAAATAAAGCTTTATTACTCAACACAACTGGAGCCGATAACGTAGCAGTAGGTTCTGAAGCTTTTTTAAATAATACAACTGGTACTCAACAAGTCGCTGTTGGTACTAAAGCCTTAAGAGCGTGTACAACTGGAACGCAGAATACAGCCGTTGGAGAAAATAGTGGAATTGTAATGACTACTGGAGATAGAAATACAATCGTTGGAAGAGATGCTGGTGGTGTGTTAACAACGGGAAGTAATAATCTTTTACTTGGACATGATGCAGGAAAAAGTGGTTCGCCATCGGGAACAGTAACAACACATAATAATTTTATTGTTTTTGGGGATAATAATATTGTAGAGGCTCATATTAAAGTAGCACTTACAGTCTCTTCTGATGAAAGAGATAAAGCAGATATTACTGACTTTACAAAAGGTTTAGACATTATTAATTCTTTAAGACCTGTTACATATAAGTGGGATATGAGATCAAATTACAGTGATGATTTAAGTGTTACCCCTGATGGAACTAAGAAGAAGAGTAGATTAAATATTGGATTAATTGCACAAGAACTAGAAACAGTTGAAAAAGCAAATGGTTATGGTAATTCAAAAGATGATCGCTTATTTATAAGTAAGTCAGATGATGGTAAAAATTATGGAATTGCTTATGAAAAATTAATCCCTGTTCTTATTAATGGAATAAAAGAATTATCAACTAGAGTCACAGCCCTCGAAGCAGGGTAAACTAAAAGTAATCTAATTTTTTTATTATGGATGAAAGAACCGCAGATGAAATCGCAGCAATCTTCTCTGCTGCTGGTGATAGCGTAACTGTTATCAATACTGCTCAGACATCAGATCAAACTGATGATGAATTCAAAGCTAAAATTAAGCGTAACGTAGAGCATCTTGAGATTATCAAGGACTACAAAAAAACTGATGGAACGACCTCTATCTGGACATCTGAATCTTTTACAGACATAGATGCTGCGATTGTTGCTGGTAAAAAACTCTATTAAATTATGAATTTAAAAGAAAAATTACAGCAACTTGCTCAAGAAAGACAAAACCTGCAAATTGCGATGTTTGAAATTACTGGTGCGATGAAGATTTTGGAACAGCAGATTCTTGAAGCTGAACCCGAATCAACCCCGCCATCAGATACAAGGGCATCAACCCCACAAGAAGCAAAAGCACCATCAGAGTAAGTGGTGCTACCATTTTATTAAGAACTTCTTTGACCATGTTTCAAAAAATAGCAAATGCCTTGAGTATTATCTCATTTTTAATGGTAGCTTCCATGACGGCTACAGGAGTAATAGGTTACAGGTATGTAACTTCAGAAAATTTCAAGTCCCAAGTTATGAATGAGATTCTTGGTAATGTACAAGGTATGATGCCTAAATTATTAGATCAAGGTTTACCTAAAATGACTGGTCCATCAATGCAGATTATCAAATGAATTGCTGGCACTGTAAAACTGAACTTATCTGGGGTGCTGATGCAGATATAGAGGAGGATTTTCAACCTGTTTTATATCAAGAATATTCGATGGTAAGTAACTTCTCTTGTCCTAAATGCGATTCGTATGTAGAAGTTTACAAACGAAGAGATGCCTACGATTGATATACCTCGTTTTGATATAAACAAAGTTGAAATACATGAAATACCTGTATGGAAGACTGACATACAAACATTAAATAATATAAGTAAACCTATAGTTGATATTCCTGGTTGTGTAAGAGTACATAGAAATAATCTTACGAGTCTTATTGATAGTGATAAAGATGAATACGGCACATATACAGAATGTGGTAATTTCAGTATTCCTAGTTTTGAACCTTTGCAGTACAACCCCAACGAATTTGTATATACACAATCAGAAACCCCCCAAAATCAGGAACAGGAGTTTGTCCAACCTACAGTAGAACCTCCAAAATACGAACCAAAGAAAAAGAAAGATGATCTTCTTTTTGTTGCTTGCCCTGGCAAAAAAGATCAAAGGGTAGGCGATTATCGTAACGAATTTAAACTGGAGCGTGTTATCGGGCATGAAAGAAGCAAAGATGGTAGTGAATGTATAACTCTCTATGAAGACGTTAAATTCATTGAGCAATACATACCGAATCCTCCACAGCTTATTAGCACTGCTGCTATTGCTACTGTTGCTGCCTCTACTCCATTACTTCTTAATATCGTAAAACCTTTAGTAAAAAATCTAATAAAGAAGCTTACAAAGAAGAAAAAAGATGTAGAATAATTATCCGTAGATAAGTTTAATACCCGTGACTTATCTACTGTTTTAATTTGTGAGTATGTGGGATAACTTGATTTGGAGGCGGTTGAACAACAACTCCTTCACATAATTTTGCAAAGTTGCTTTTAGGATCGAAATAAATTCCCTTTAACATTAGCTCTCCACAATTTTTCAATCTTGCAATTTCATAGTTAAGCATCTTTGCATTTAGCTCTTGCTTCTGCAAATTTATCTGTGTATTAGCTGCATCTAAACAAGAATCTTGAAATCTATTATCTAATGGGATATTGAATGTAAGTGCAAATCCAAAGTTTAATCCTAGAGAATCCTTGTTACCGCTATAGTTTTCTTGGTAATAAAGTACATTTCCTGGATTATCTGGTACTCCATCTTCATCTGCGTCTGTTGGATCGTACACAGGGGTATGATAAATGTAATCTTGTGGTCGCTTTTGATTAAATGATGTAGTAACAAAAGGGCTAACTGTCATTTGTGGTCCAGAGCATTTGATATTGTTTCCGTACATATTTTCGACCATCGGACCACCTAAAACTTGAGTCGCAAAGTTTGAAACCGATCCAGATGCCGATGCACTTGGGGCAGCCGTATTACTTGTGTTAGCTAGTACAGGATTACCTAGCAGACTTATTGCGAGAAGATAGTTGTGGTATCTGTGACGCTTGTGCTTTGGATCGTGCGAGTTATGTCGGTTACAGATTCCATTCCAGGTGCTTGATAAACTTCTGTGAATTGAAAAGCATCTCCAGGATTTGATTGAGTCCAATTTGGTCTTTGATCTAAATTTAATCCTTGCCATGTATGAGTAGTTCCGTTTATTGTTTCACTAACTGAGGTAGCTGCTGGAGTAATAGAAGATCCGTCATGCTGTATTCCTGATCCTGTGACGGAGTAAAGAAACCCACTATTATATTCTGTTGTTCGTATAGATTCTGTAATATTTGTTGTGGTTTCAGTTCGGCTGGTGCTCGACCCTTGAGTAAAATTAGGAATAACTGGCACAGCGTAACAAGGAGCAGATACAACAAAGCCAAGAAGAAGTAGCCTCCTCATTCGATAGTAAGATCAACGACAAACTGACCTGTCATTACAATACCCGTTCCTGTTCCTGGTGTCATCGTAATAGTGTGATTATCTATTGCTACTGCTGCTGTCCCTACACTTCCAGCAGAAGTTGAGGTTAAGTCACTGAAGTTTGGCACAGTACCAACTGTAACTGCACTACCTGGTGTAGCATCTCCTTCCAAATAGCTAGTAGAAAAACTGAAGGCTTCGCCCGAAGTCGCTTGCGTAGCAGAAGGAAATGTTACTGCTGGTACGCCATTAGTCACAGATCCGAAGCCACCTAGCGTAGATGCTGAGTTTGAATCCACAGTTGTTACATTGTTACCTGAGATGCTGTAACTAGATCCAATCTTATCTGCTGTACTTGCAGCCGATAAAGATTCAAACTTTACACTAGAAGATATACTGTGATTCATGTCCGCATAAGCTGGTGCGGATACGAGAAAAATAAAAGGTAATAGTCTTTTCATTTGATACCTACTTTGTTTTTACTATTATCTATTATTTTAGGACCATTGTTGTTACCTGTGCCACTTTTCTTGTTTCCTACTGAGATCCCATAGCTTCCCAGCACCCCACTGACGAGTCCAGCCGTGAACGCTCCATCAATTCTTACCTTACCCATGTACCCCAAAGTCATCATTGATAAACTCCAGGTCAAAATCAGAAATCGGATAGCATGACCAAAGATTTCACCCCATTCAACGCCTTCTTTTTCTTCTTTCTCTTCAGCCATAAAAGTAAAG